ATGGCAGGAATTACCGACAAGGAAGTTCGCGGTCTGATCTCGAAGGCCAAGGGCGAAGGCCGCACGATAACGCAGGCTGACGGCACCGTACCCGGCCTGACCATTGGCGCATCAAAGACCGGCGTTGCCTCTTGGGTGCTGCGTTACTACGTCAATGGCAAGCGCAAAGAGGCCACCATTGGCCAGTTTCCGGCGTGGGGCATTGCTGACGCCAGAGAGAAGGCAAAGGAGTTGCGCCGGGCTGTTGATGACGGCGTGGACGTCGCCCAGGAGAAGCAGCGCCGGAAGCAGGAGGCCGCATCGGCAATCACGGTCGACGCTCTGGCAAAGGCGTATTTCGAGAAGGCCGAGAAGGAACTTAGCCCGCATACCTTCGGCCAGCGCAAGAGCATTCATGAGCGCTTTGTCTCGCCGAATATCGGAACCTACCGCGCAGATGGCATCACTCCGGCGCTGATTGTTGATGTGGTCAAGAAGAGCTTGGCCGCCGGTAAAACGCTGCCGAATATCACCCTGACCCATTGCAGCCTGATATTTGCTCATGCGGTCGGCAACGCGATCCGCGAAAACAATCCGTGTCGTGACTTGAAACTATCGGCCATCATCGGCAAGCAGGATGCCCCCAAGCAGCGGACAGCACTGACGACAAACGAACTGACGGCATTCCTGCCGGCACTGGAAACGATCCCGAGGCGGTACGCGCTGGCTATCCGGATACTGCTGCTAACTGGCGTTCGTGTTGGCACGCTGACCGAAGCAATGATTTCCGAATTTGATCTTGATGCAGGGCAGTGGTCGGTTCCTTGGGAGCGGCGTAAAAACCGCAGGCATACCACGGGGCCTTTCGTGATCCCGCTTCCGGCTGAGGCGGTTGAATGGGTGCGGGAATTGATCAAGTTGGCCGATCGTGATGCCTACCTTCTCCCGGTTGAGTCTCGCCGCCATTCGGACGGACGCAACAGCATGAGCAAGCGCACAACGGTGGGCGACTGGCTCGACAAGATGCAAGGGGTTGGGGAGGACTGGCGACGTATCACCCCCCACGATCTGCGGTCGACCTGTAAATCCTGGCTGTCCTCCTTGCGGGTTGATTATGAAACCCGGCAACGGTACTTGGATCACGCCCTGGAAGGCATGGATGCGATTTACGACAAGGCCGACTACGTCGAACACAGACGGGCGGCCGCCGACCTTTGGCTGTCATTTCTGAACGATCTAGAGTCTGGCAATGCACGGGACAACGTCATCAGATTTAAGGGAACTCTCACCGAGAGCATCGGAGCCGCTTGAGCATATGGTTACCAAGCGCCGCGGTCGAACACGAAATTCAGCAAATCCAAAGACTGCAGCTGCAGACTTGGTTATTGGTCAAACCGTGTTCAGCTTGTCATGCTGGGGTGTTCCTTTTCGTACCAGCGCAAAGGCGGTTGGTGCATTTGAGATTGTAGGCCTTAGGGCTAGGAAGGTACTACACAGGTTCGATCACGATGAAAAGCCCCTCGGACCGGATCGCGTAGAGCAGATATTCGAGTCATGGTTTTCAACTGAAAACGCTGCGCGCCGGGGTGGCGGTAAATGGCCATTGCTCAAACGCAGTCGATACATTAGGGAGTCATTGCGAGAGACTGTTCCGCTGGAGGCAAGGCGACTATCAATCGAAAAAGTGGTCGACTTATTGTTGGAGAACGGTGGGAAGTCTCCATGGGAGTCTCCGAGATATACAGGGGATCTGCAGCTTTCGCCCAAGGAGTATGAGAATAAGGGTGAGCTTAACGATCGCGCCGTTCGTGGCCTAGTGCGGCGCATGATGCATTTATGGATTGAAAGGCATGGGCCGATTAGCGAACGTAAGGCTGAAATACTAAGTCAGGTGTTCGTTCGTGACATAGCGGTTGCATATCACGCTGACCTGATTGGAAATGCGCCTGATTCATTGAAAAACAGGGTAGAAAAATAGGACTATCCAAGACCTACGGATAACTTTGTATCCATTGCGCTTCAATGCGTTTTATGGAGAAAAAGCTATGTCGTATGACTCTCTGCGGGGCCGCCAGCTTGCGCCGGAAACCTGTGCTACTGCGCTTGACGTTTCAATTTCACAAGTTCATCGCTGGATCACTGCCGGCAAGATCAAGGCGACAAAACTAGGGTTGCGTTGCACCCGTATTGACGGTGACTCGGTCGCAGATTTTCTGATCAGCCAGCAGTCTGTACCTCGCACTCCTCGCGGCAAGGCCGCGAAAGAATCGTCTCTCGAACTCGCGGCAGCCTGAGGCGCGCCATGTCACGCCACCAAATTCATGGGCGCAATGCGTTCGATCGGCCGTCGTATCTGCCAGGAGAGCCACGGCCTGCGCTCCGCGATCAGTTTCACGCGCCTGTTCGTTTCGAGAATATCCGCGGCCCCTGGTGGTTCTCCTATCAACTCGAAGCGCCTGCGGTGGTTTGGGGCAAGAACGGCAGTTGCTGGGCCTTCTTGCATGACTTCGATCTTCGTTCCCTGCAACTGATCATGGATTGCTGTAGGGCAGCTACCTACGACCGCCGTGGCATCGCTGCCTATCCGTTTGGTTTTTATTCTGGGGCTTCCAGAT